AGCAAATAAATGAAATAATAAAAAAATCAAACAAAAAACAAGATGTTACCGAAAAGTACATCGACGAAGTTTTTAGCATCTACAAAGAAAAACAATGAAAAAATTTATTAAACGATTGATCGATAAGATCTTTGGAAAAAGGTGCAAGTGTAATGAAAATATCAGATAACACAGCAATCAGCATGCCGATGAGAAATTTAATAGCAATATTATTAGCTGTTGCAGCTGGAGTATGGAGTTATAGTGAGATAACAACTAGACTTATAACATTAGAAACTGCTGAGCAATTAATGAAACAAGATTTACTTGAGGCTAGCACACAAAAACCAATTGACCAGGAACAATTTATGTTGATAGAAGATCTATATAAATCAACTGAAAAATTAGAGAAAACACAAGAACAAAATATGACTAACAAAGTTAATATAAGTTTTTTAAAAGATCAATTAAATAAAGCTTTAAGAGATATAGAAAAATTAAAAGACAAACAAAGAGAGTTTGCAAATGGAAACGGACACTAATGAGAATTACAAGACAAATAATTAATTACATAAAAGATTTAAAAAAGAAACATAGCCAAATGTTTTGTGTTAAAAATCTTAAAAAAGAAGTTGACATAGGTGCAACAGGAACACATAATTACAGAATTAAAGAAGGACCTAACAAAGGAAAAGTATTATGATAGCAGAAATTGTAGCACTTCTTATGTTTGTAGGCCCTGACATTAAGGAACATAGAATACAACCTTCTATGTCTGTATGTTTAAAAGGTAAAAGAGAAGCTACTAGACAAAGTAAAAAAAATATAGATTATAAGTGTATTAAATCTAAAGCACAGTTAGAAACAAATATAGATGGATCTCAATCGATAATAGCATTAATATTGGAGTAATTATGAAACTAACAGCAAACTTTACATTAGATGAACTTACCAAAAGCCAAACGGCTGAACGTAAGGGTATAAATAATAACCCATCACCAGAACAAATAGAAAATATAAAAGCATTAGCAGTAAATATATTACAACCGATACGAGCTCATTTTGACAAGGCTCTTATTATATCCAGCGGATTTAGATGTGCAGAATTATGTATAGAAATAGGATCAAGTATCAACAGTCAACACTGCGCAGACAATGAAGCAGCAGCTGCAGATTTTGAGATATGGGGTACAGACAACGAGGTGCTGGCAACATGGATTAAGTCAGAGTTAGAATTTGATCAATTGATACTAGAGTTTTATAAAAAAGGTGAACCTAATTCAGGTTGGGTACACTGTTCATATAGTCGTAACCAAAATAGAAACCAATGTTTGATTGCTTACCGAGAAGATGGTAAAGTACAATACAAATCATGGTAAAATTTGTTACAGAAATAGTTACAGGAGATTGTCCAGAGTGTGATGCAAAAACTATGTTAGTTAATATTTATACTAACATATATAGATGTGTTAATTGTGGAGAAGATATTGAGCAAAAAATAAATGGTGTTATAAAATACATGAAAGTAGATAAAAAATCAGAAATGAAATTAACTTTAGATTTAGACAGCTAAAAAAATTAAAAAATAATAAATTTTATGAAAACAAATCTGTTAGTACATAAACATCTTATTATACGGGCTGAATCTAAAAGACCTATTAAAGACGAAAAAAAAGCAGTTGAGTGGATGAAAGAATTAATAACAAATTTAAATATGAAGGTATTTATTGGTCCTTACGCAAAATATTGTGGTATGGAAGGTAATAAAGGTTTAACTGTAATGGCTGTAATTGAGACATCACATATTGTTATGCATGTATGGGATGAAGTTAGCCCTGCTTTAATTCAATTAGATATATATTCATGTGGTGATTTTGATGAACATGATGTATGTAAAAAAATTAGTAAAGATTTTGAACTATCTAAAATAGAGTATAAATATTTAAACAGAGAAACAGGGCTTACTGATATAAGCCAAGGAACTATGAACTACAATGGCTAAGAAAAAGGGAAATTTATACGGAGTATCTGACTACCACACGCGTACACCTAAAAAACGTAAGGGTAGAATATCTAAAAAGGTAGGACCACGAGCTAGAAGACGTAAAAAATATGTAGGTCAAGGTCATTAATGAAACCCATTATGATCACCCTAATGTATCTTACATTTGGGGGAGATATAAAGTTAGATACTTTTGAAATACACGAAAGTTGTAGCGGTTGGTTTCATACCAACGTTAAAGTAGAAGAAAATAAAAAAAGAAAATTATTTTCAAGTCTTGAATATCATGTGTATAAAGATGAAAAAGTTATTGGATATATTTGCGGAGGACATGAACCAAGATGAGCTATAAACCTTTACCAGATAATCTTACTATTAAAACAAGTCACATAGAAGGACTAGGTGTGTTTGCAACAGAGACTATAAGAAAAGATACAGATCTTGGTATGACACATTTATTACACAATGAGGACTTATTTAGAACACCTTTGGGAGGATTTTTAAACCACTGTGACGAACCTAATTGTAAAAGAATAGAATTAAATAACAAATGGTATTTAAAAACTATAAAAGATATAAATAAAAACGAAGAACTTACACTGTTTTATACAATGTATAAACCTTAGGTTTCATTAAGTTGTTTACAGGTAAACACAACATATAATCTGTTATCATTTATAAGGTCTTTTCCTATTAGATCTAACGTAGCAAGTGTATTCATGGTCCCACTTTTGCCACACTCAAACCAACTATCATATACATTTACAGGTTGTTCAGGTAAACACGTACCATCCACAGCCGAACAGATTTTTAAAATTAACATAAACTTTATCATTGACAATCCTATTAAACAAACTATATTAGCATCTTAACAAAAGGAAAGAAATGACTGATATAACTAAATATAGAAATGTTTCGTTACCACACCAAGTTTATAACAATTTGATTAAGATATCAAAAGTTAAAGTTGATGGGGCGACATTATCTATTAGTAAAACAATCGAGATACTTACCAATATGGAAGTAAAGAAACTAAACGGAAAAATGAAAGGTGATAAATAATGTTTAAAATGACAACAGAACAAAGAAAACAACTTTTACAATATTTCTGGAATAGACCTTATGGAGAATGTGCAGCATTAGTTAATATGTTAGCAGCGCTACCAGAAGAAAAACAAGAAAAGAAAGATGACAAAAAAAATAATCTGTCCTAGGTGTTTTGGTAATGGGTATATAAAAATACCCAACAAAGCAGTAGGATTTAATGAACAAGTAATAGCACAATGTACGATGTGTGACTCACAAGGAGAAATAGATGAAGTTGACAAACCTAATGATGGTTCTAACTTTGACTACAGTGGTATTGATGCTGACAAGTTGCAGTGAAGTATTGTTGTTAGGAAGTATAGGTGGTGCTGCAGTATCACAGAGTCCTGCAGTAAAAGCTTATAATGGTGTTGACGCATTAACCATTATGAAAACAAAAAAAGATATAAAAAAACACGCCTATGATAAACTGAAAGGAATAAATGAAACAAAAAAGTTTGAGCCAAATGAATAAAGAAAAGAAGCTAAAACCTATGACAATAGAAGAAGAATATAGAAATGCAGATGTCCCTATGCCCAATGAATTACTAAACTCATCTAATACAGAGCAGTTTATTAAGAAGGCTGAAGAGGATTATAGTGGTGGTAAAGCATACACTGAATTTTTAAAGTTCTTTTATAAAGGAGGAAAAAAATGACAAACATTAACTCGCACTATGAAGAAAGAAACAAGGAACCGGAACAGATGCTTTGGATATCTGTTTTATCTTTAGCTATGAATGATGCTTTTAAATCTAACGATTGGACTGCAGCTGTTGAAGCTATTAACTGGATCAAACATGATAGTGCAGACTTTAAAAGAGTATGTTCTATGGCAGGAAGATCGCCACTCTATGTAAGAGACAGGATACTAGAGGCACTATTAGATAGAGAAGAAAAGATTGTTGGTACAAGAAGTAGAATTAGAGATAATGTAAAAACAGCAATAGAAAGAAAAATGGAGGAGTACAATGGACAGAGGAACTAATGATCTAGAAGCTGTTATCGAGCGACTAGAATTTAAAAATGCAAAGTTGCATCATCACAATGAGAAGATAGAACAACAAATAATACAGTTAAGAGAAGAAATAAATGAGTTAAGAGAAGACAATGTTAAATTAGCAAAACAAATAGACGATAAAGTCAGAAAGATGAGAGAGATAGGCGCAATATGATTAAGAAATTAATAGTAAGACTTAGAATGTGGTATGCAGATATCAGAGGTCATCACGGAAAACGTTGGGACTATGAACCTGGAGAATGGTACATGGGAAAACATAGAAAGAGGAAAAAATGAATAAAAAAACAAAATTTACATTTAAATTATTAAATTTAATTAAAAAATGTAGAGAAAAAGGCAAGTTTGAATTGGCTATTAAGTTAGTTAGTAAATACAATTTAGATAAAAAAAAATTAGAAGAAGCTTACTACAATTAATGAATCCAAATAGAATAGGTACTCTTAGCGAGAAGAAAGCTATTTGTTATTTCGTAGAACAAGGACTTGATGTATTTGATTCGTGTCAAGATACAGGTCCGGTTGACATGATGACTTTTAACCCTGTTACAGGAGAGACTAAATGTTGGGAAGTTAAGTCTGAAAATTATAGACTGACAGGCCCTAAAAAAGGAACTCGTATTGGTAGAAGTAGACGTAATAAGAAATTTACTAAAATTATACATATGATATATGTAGACAAAGATGGTACAATTAGAGAAGGAGTTAGAAAATGAATAGAAAAGAATTTTTTATAAAAATAAAAGAAAAATTTGCTGTATGGTCTCTACACTATAGACAAGAGATAGTTTGGTTTACCATAGGATTTGTTATAGGGATTATAATTACGTGAATTGTTGGCACTGTAATAACGAGTTAATATGGGGTGGCGACCATGATACAGAAGATGATGAAGATTACTCTATAGTTACAAACTTACATTGTCCAAAATGTTATAGTCATGTAGATGTCTATTATCCATCAGAGAGATTAATTAAAGAACAAGAAGACTATGATAAAAAATCTAAAAGAAAGAAAAAGAAATGAAATGGAATAAACTCTATCATTACCCGCCATGTAGCAGAAGTACAACAGATGGTCTAAGAACCTATGCTGTAGGTAAAGAGAAGTTACCAAGTGTTACAACTATCTTGCAAGCTACACAATCAGACGAGAAGCGTGCCTCTCTTGCTAAATGGAAAGCTAGAGTCGGCAAAGTAGAAGCAGATAGAATTAGAGACACCGCAGCCAGTAGAGGTACGAATATGCATTTACACCTAGAAAAATACGTATTAGGTCAAGGACATTTAGACCTAACTGAAGAGGGTAAGACTGCCAAAAGTATGGCTCAGACCGTCATAGACAAAGGCCTGTGCGATTTACAGGAGATATGGGGCTCAGAGGTTACATTATGGTATCCTGGGCTATATGCGGGTGCTGCAGACTTAGTTGGGACTTATGACTATGAGGATTCTATTATTGATTTTAAGCAAAGCACGAAACCAAAACAAAGAGCCTGGATCGACGATTACATGATGCAGCTAGCAGCATATGCTATGGCCCATAACCAGGTTTATGGTACGGAGATTACGCAAGGTGTAATTCTAATGTGTACACCAGATAACTACTTCCAGAAGTTCCAAGTCAAGGGAAAAGAATTTATATCATATCAGCACAAGTTTTTAGAAAAAGTTGATCTATATTATAAGCGTGCCAAATTAATAACATAGTTCTGCCACAATGTTGCCATAATCTAGATTCAGGCGACAGGGGTCAGGAATCAAGAAACAAGGATTTATGCGGTTGATCACGCCTATAGGGTTTTTCAGAATATTGAATTTTCTGAAAAGGCTTTAGAAAAACAACCGTGATCAGGCCTTACCGTGATCAGCAAGTAATACCAACGGTTTTTTAAGCATTGCTTAAATAAGGGTTGATTTCATTGACATAGTTGATCATAGGGGCCGCGGGGAAGTTTTGGATTTGGATTTTAACAAAAAAGTTTTGAAAACACTATAGGGTTAAGATATGACAAAAGAGCAGATGACTTGGACACAATTTCTTGATATGTTTAATAAGAAGCATAACCCCAGATATTACTATGGCAAAGAAGAGAAAAATAAACAGACATCAAAAACAAAGAAGTCCTATTATTCCAATAGAAGTAAAAGGTTTACCAGACAAAGTTAAGATTGGTTACAGAGATATAAAAATTAAGTATGTAAGACCTGATTGGAAAAAAGACGAGATGACAGAAAGTTATGGTGAGTATTGGTACAGAGATGGTGTTATATATATTCAACATGATCTATGTGGTCAAGAAAGAGCTAACACAACATTTCACGAGATTATGCATGCTGCAGTTTATGTAGCTGGATTAAATCAAGCCAATGGTCCTTTAGCTAAAGATGAGCATGAGGAGTTAGTTGTTAATCAGTTGTCTAATTTTATGATGGGTGTGTTTAGAGATAATCCTTGGGTATTAGATATGCTTAAGAATCATCTTGATGAGATTGATTAGCCTTCTTTAATCTTATAAGTTTTTGTTTCTCTTTTACTTTTTCTTTTAAATTATCTGTATCAGTTTCTTCAAGTATAGGTGAGTATTGATCTATAATCTCTTTCATACGACTCTCTAATTCAACTTCACTAAGATCATCTAACTTACCTGTTCTAATAATTTTTTGTTCTATGTATAATCCAGCCGCTTTACCTCTAGCTACCTCTGCATTGACTGCTGCTGACCATGCACCTTTTTCTAATGCCTTTTGTCTTATCTTACCCAGCTCTGCAATGTGTCTACCGTAATCAACTTCATACTTTTTGTTATTCTCTTCTCTAATCTCTCCAATGTATTTTACAACAAGAGGAAATAATTTTGGGTTCTGTAATTCTGATGATGTTTGTCTAGCTCTATCTTCTGAATAGCCAGCTTGTTTAGCGCATTCGTAACCTGTCATTCTTCCTTCGTTAGTCACTAATAGATGTGCAAACTTTTGTTGCATCTCTGTTAGTCTTTTAGGCACTCCCATCGTCGTCTCCGAAATCCTCAAAGTCTTCTAAGATATTTAATTTTTCTTCTGCATCTACAATCAATTGTAGTTGTTTATCTATTTCGCTTATATGTTGTGGGTGTTCACCTATACCAACTGAACTATTTAGGTATATATTTATGGTTGCATGAGCCGCAGATATCTCTGCTTCGTATTTGTCGTTCAATGCGTTTAGTAATCCTTGTCTGTGCATATTGACTTCTAACGTTACTTCAAGTAAAAGTCAATATATGATAAGTGGAAAGTTACTAGCAGATCAACTAGATAAGTTCTTAAAATCACCTGTTTGTCAACAAGCACGTGTTCAAGTTAAATTACCTGATGGTGAGTTTCATTCTCCTGATGGGTATTTTGATGTTGTGTCTATGAGTTTATTAGAAAATAATATCATTGGTTCACGGGAATCACACCGAATAGTTTTTGAAATATCTACAGGTGCATCGTGGAAAATGGGTACAGTTAAAAAGAAGTTATAACGTCGAAAACTGATGGGACCAGAGTCAAAGTTTTACAAATATTTTAAGAGTAAAACACCAGAAATAATCTATACAAGAATAGAAAACACTAGTAGTTTAGGAACACCAGACACGTTGTGCTACAATGCTAATCAGTTCTATTTTACAATTGAGTTCAAGGTTAGTATGCGTAACAAGGTGGCTCTGTCTGCACATCAAATTGCCTATCATTATAAGCATCCTAAGAATAGTTTCATCTGCATTAAGACGCCTGACGCTTGTGGCCTGAAACTTTATGAAGGTTCTAGTATCATGCAGCTTGAGGCTTGTGGCCTGAAGCTTGAGGCCTGCAGCTTGGGGCTTGAGGCTTGCCGCTTGAAGCTTTACTCGCTTGGCGCTTGAAGCTTGTAGCTTGGGGCCTGCCTGGACCGGGCTTGTAGTCCCTGACCGGGTAACCGTTTTCACGGCACCATGCATTATGGATGTTGTGGATCTCTCTTCTAAATTTAATGTTGACCATATGCTACGTTCCTGACTTCAGGATCCCAACAGGCCCTGCAGTCTTTACATTCATTTTCTTGAGTCGGAGCGGGACACGTGGCGCCAGCCGTTACCACGGTGCTAGTGTTAGGCCATGAGCCCGGGGCGTCCTGATCAACCATCGGTGCACTGAATCTTATAACAAGATTATCTGGGCATTGTGGCAAAAAATGTTTAGTCCACGCTTCTCGAGTGGGCAGCCAGTGACGGGTTCCAGGTGTAAGTTTACACACCGCAAAAATTTTCATGAGGTGAGCTTCGTCCTGCACGTCGCCAGAGTCATGCCACCTGAACACCTTCGACTTCTTGCTGTTAATGAGAAGAGCCATAGCTCCAACCCATAGCGGCGACTTGATGCTTGCCAGTCTTCGATACTGTGCATCCTGAACCACCTTAAACACATAACAACCTTTAAGAGCGTAACAGCCCTCGCATGTGCTGCCAGCGACCTTCACCAGTTTGCTTCCTGTCTTGCACTCTTTGGCCGGTATACCATAGGCCCAGCCAGGCATTTTTGAAGGTTTGCTCAAGCCTCCGACTAGTTTTAGAGCTTCACTTGTTTTCATATATAACCTTTCTAATTTTGTTTATCATTTAATTGTGGCGAAAGCTTGACGCTTGCCGCTTTGAGCTTGCCGCTTGCCGCTTGAGGCTTTTTTAATCTAAAAATTTTTCCATTTAAATCTGGTCCGCCACCATAGTATCTAGGCCAGCATATAGAATCAAAAAATTTCTTTGTGCTCTTCAGGTATGAAGACGGCAGCTGGCCATGGTCCTCCAGGAACCATGGCAATAAGTCATTGTGTTTAATTCTTTTACGCAAGATGAATATCCAATCCTTCGTAGTATCCATTCTTCACTAAATATTCATAAAGTTTTTTACAAGTTTTTGGTGCTTTAGGATCATTGATAAAAGCAAGGACCGCTTTTGCAAATGATGTATACCCAGTCACTCTTGGGTTAGTCATAAGCATTCCGGACTTTGCTTGTCTTCGCAAAGCGTTAAGTAGCATCACTTGCTGGTTATTATAGTTTATTGTTTCCATTTTATATCTTTCTGTTACGTAGGAACTTATAGGATACTACAAGTCCTGTCAAGCTTGAAGCTTGGCCAAGCGCGCCGTTCGCGCATTTCTTGACCCCAGATCCTAACAGGTCATTGTGTTTAATTTTTTTCATTTACTTCAGACTCTTTCCAGCTGTTACCATTAAGAATGCATTTATCACCAGGGCCACCCGTTAGTGCGTATTGTTTGTTTGCTTCTGGTTTGTCTTCAAGCCTCCAACCATCCGGCGGTGCATTCTCTTTATTTACTTTTTTAATTAATTTATTTAGTTTCATCATATCCTTTCTGTTGTGCCTTGTCCCAGTACATGGAGACGAACTAGCGTCTATTCCTACCGGGGTTCGGCGTTACTGATGCCACCTCTTTTAAGGTGACTACACATCAGTGCTGGTTTGAGTTTTAAATCCGGATACCAGCAAACGGGATATCACCATCATATATTATCCTACTATGATGTCAAGTATTATTATTGCTTGAAGCTTGAAGCTTGAAGCTTTTTTAATTTAAAAAAATTGAGTGATAGGTTGTGCATAGTGTTTTTGTTAATCACAACCATATCCCCAATGGTTAAGTAGGCGTTTAGCTAACAGCTAGCCCGCGCCTAAATCTTAAGACCTACTTGACCCCAGAATACAGAAGCCACATAGGCGGATGGGTCATTCTAGAATTTGCCATCTAATGCGCAACGCTATTTCACGACCTATGTTATAGCGGTTTATATCCCGCAGTCTTTCTGTACTCTGGGCTCAAGCTGGAACTGAAGTTTACGGTTTGCACCTACCTCCTAACATTCCAGTCTAAACCCGAAAGGACTACAAGCTATTAACTTGTAATACCTAACTCAATATAGGTGTTGACAATCTATTTGTCAAGGGATATTATAGGACTATTATAAACAAACAAAGAAAGGTTATATGTCAGCAAAAATACGTATGAACACCGAGTTTAGAAACAAGCTGTTCAATAAAATAAAAGATGTGTTTGAGAATGAAAGCACAGAAGAACGAGAAGCATTTTTAAAATCAAGAGAAGATTTTAATGCAGAACAGAACTTTACATTTTCAATAGCCAAAGAAGTTGTAGAGAGATCATATCCTAAAGAAGATGTAGCAACACTACGTGTCTTTAAGAAAAAATATGGCGACCCCTGTGATGTAGTAGCAAAAGATAAATGCTTTTACTTTGCACATAATGAAGATGTAGATGACGAGGGCGAGAGTAAAGAAACTAAATCACATTTTGATTTTGGTTTATATGGCAACCTAGATGGACAAGAGGGTTATAGTAGAGATGATCAAGACCAATTTGCCCACGCATATTTTAGAGAAGAATTAAAATCTAAAGGTTGCAACCCAGATATTTTACCTCAACAATCTGGTAAGGATAGCAACCCATATAAAACAAAGCACGTTGATATGTGTAATAAGGAACTCGGCAAAGACAGTAGTGGTTATAGTCAAAATGATGACAGTATTGGAATGACTAAAGATTTCAATGCACCATTTTATGCTGATGTCATTGGTACTTCTTATTGTAGAAGTAGAGCCATAGCCTGTACTAAAGACGAGTATCAACAGTTTGAGAAATGGAGAATGGCAAAAGCAACTGTTGTATCAAAGCACACAACGTGGGTGTCAAGTATAACTAAACAAGCTGACCAATTAAAGATTGGTTTGAAAGCATATAGATATTTAAGTGAGGGCATAGAACTTGCAACCGAACTAGGTATCAATGTTGATGAAGCTGAATTAGTAAAAACTAATTCAACAGGCTTGACAATTTATAACCCTACAAATCTAGCAAATATGATTAAGGGTATGAAGAATAAACAATCAACCAACACTAGAGAAGCAAAAATACTAGCGAGAAAACAATATGAGAGTGTGAACTAACATTTGACACATAGGGCTATCTGTAATAGGATAGTCCTATAAACAAAATAGAAAGGTATACAATGTTTTACATAACTTACTTCGCAAAGAAACACGCAAAGTTTATCACACGTAAAGGTCAGTATGATAAACCAGACGGAACACCTAGTGATAAGGGTTTATACACTACAAAAAATGGTAAATCTTGTTTGAACTATTGGGATTTAGACGCAGACGGTTGGAGAAATGCCACTGGGAAAGTGCAAATAAAAATATGATTGATTACAATTTAATATTATATATCGGTGTAGGTTTTATGATTGTAGGTTTTTTATTATTTGTCGTATCAGAAATGATGGCAGCACACTACGACAGAAAACTATGGAAACTGAAAGAGAGGAAAAAATGGAGGGAATAGAAATTATGATAGCAATAATAGGGGCAGTTGTAATACTGACATTTTATATATGAGCGATTATAAATGGTGCCATGGTCCTAAGTGTCATAAGTCACATACACAGGACAGGATAAGAGGTAGTAAAGGTAGCAAGGTCCTAAGAACTAAAAAAGTAAAACAATATGAATATCATCAAGATTCTTTTCTTAAATACTTTTGTAGTCAAGGTTGTTACACTCAGTTTGCTAACACACACGCAGAACGTATAGTTGCAATCGCACCACGTAACACGCCACTTGAAACACCGATTGATGTAGTAAAAGAGGTTAGGCAGAATAGTTGGGATAACAGCGATTACATAACTACAAACATAACTGAACGAGGGGTTGACACACAAACAGAATAGGACTATAAGGGATATTGAAAGGATATATATATATATGACAACAAAGATTAAAACAACGAACCCCTACTCTGGTCAGTCAGCAATGTTAACTGAACAGGAACACAAACTATACATGGACATTAAGACTGCAGAAGTTAACGAGGACTACGATACAATGCAAAAGAAATTAGATAAGTTTAGCAGGTTAAATGTACCAGCATACATGACACTACTAGACTAACAATCAATCACAGGTT